CTTTCAAGCTGTCAACAATAGTGGCAGATGTAAAGGGTTCGATAACGCATGAACGGCGACCATCACGGGGTGCGCCCTCAGAATCCAAATACGCACCTGCGGTCAGGTAGGTAATCAGACCTGTGGGGGGTGTACCAGCGGTTCCAACGATGTTAGCGGTGTTGTTTTTAGCTGTAGTCAGACCGTCAAAGTCGATCTTGTTGGCAATAGCGGCAACGGCAGGCTTCAGAACACGGTCACTAAACATATCCAAAGACAGGGCCAAATCTTGTGTAGTGAATTGGGTGTCAACGTGGAATTGTGTAGACAGGGTCACAGGCACGCTTGATTCGTAGAAGTCTTCCACGTTCAATGCGGGGCCAGTAGTACCAATGAAACGACCAGGTTTACGGACGTTCAAGGTTGCGCCAATCTTTGCGCCGCTTACGGCGAATTGGTCGTCATAGTTACGGTCAACATTATTAGAAAAGGTCAACTCGTTTTCCAAGACCATCAAAGCCTCGTTGGTGATCATGCTGATCGTTAGTAAATTGTTACTCATATCAAATCCTTAAAAAAATAGGTTTAGCGAATCTTTCCAGCCAGCCTAGCAGCTTTCCAAGCCTGATATGAGCCATGAAACTGACCATCGCTGGTCAAGGCTACATCACGCCCGTTAGCCGCCGATTTGATTGGATTGATCGGCACGGGTGCTTTACTTTTACCGACAGCAGGCTTTGTCTGAGGTTCAGTCTTTTCGTACTGCGCTTCCAATTTCCCAATAGTTCGTAAGGCGGCAGTTAAGGTCATGCCCTGCAGTTTCTGAGCAAAGTCAGGATTTTCGGCTAGGTGGTACAAGATGCGGGGGCCGACATCTGATTCAAAGATTGCATCACGAACCTCGTTACTTACAGTAACGTCTGCGCTAGTAATCATTGCCTCAAAGTCAGGCATCTCCGCTTTTGCCGCATTGACCCGTTGCGCCCAAGTATCTATTAGCTTGGCGTGTTCGGATGCAGCTTTAGCTTGCGCTTCCTTAACCTTTTCTTCCTTCAACCTTTGGTCAACCCGATAGTCCGTCAATGCTTTCGCATACTCGTACATATCGCTAAACTGCTCGGGCAGCGGCTCAGTTTCAGCGGCATCAGCTTTAGGCTGTGCTTTTGTCTCTAAATCCCGCAACCTTGCTTCTAAAGATTCCCTTGCTTCGCGTTCCCGCTGTGCTTCTGCCCTAGCTTCTTCACGTTGCTTGGTTATCTCAGAAAACCGTCTTTCCAACTTAGGATTTTGTTTTCTATCCTCTGTTGCCGTTGCTTCACTCTCCGCTTTCGGTTCACTCTGTTCGGGCGCTTCTGTCGGCTCTGTAGGAGTATTCTCGACTACAGCCTCGGCAGGCGCTCTATCAGCTAAACCCATTTTTTTAGCATTGAACTCAGCTAAATTCTCACTTGTCACCAAATTAGATGCAAGTCTTTCCGCTACTTCCGACATTGAGTTACCTCAAAGAATTAACCCCGTGAACCCACGGGTAGGTGAATACATATTACATTAAATTTGGTTGTTGCACAAATGGGCTTGCGCCTTGGCTTATGTCCTGTGCTGCGGTTTGGGCAAACGCAAACTGTTCGGCATTTAGGCGCTCAATCTCTGCAAGCAATTGGTCGGCAGGCATTCTCGCAATCAGCATTTTGACCAAGGCATCAATTTCGGTCTTGTTTTGGCTTGTGATACTGCGGGTGTTTTGGTCGTTAACCCGTACCTCTGCCATTGTCTCGGTGTTGTGCGCTTTGGCAGTTACATCCATAAGTTTCCTGCGAGTAGCGCCTTCTTCTTTGATCTGCGCCACTTGCATACGGTTGTTAATCTCCAAACCTGCGGCTTGTAGCTGCTGTTGGAGTTCCTCGATGGCCTTTTGGGATTGAGCCAAACGCATTTGAATTTCAGGCGGTATGTCTGATTTCTCATCAATTTGCGCCATTGGGTTCAAGGCGGCAAGACGGTCTGCAATCACGTCAGCGCCAGGAAAATCCATGTTCCTAAACACCAAGTCACCCGCAATATTGAATAGCTCGGAATTGCCTGTAAGCAGCGGCATCATGGCTTCTACGGCTTGCTGGCGGCGAGACTGGAAGCCAGGCCCTGTGTCCATCACCACATCGTATTCACCCACGGTCACATCATTCAGCACCTCACCAATGGCACTTTGCTCATTGATTACTGTCATGTCGGGTTGACCATCAGAGCCAATAATTCGCATGACACGTTGGGTATCGTAGATTTTAGGAATTAGGTCTAGGATGATTTTGCCCGTGTGCTTAATACTGCGGGTCATGTTGTCGTAGAAGTGAAAGTTAGACAGGTCAACTTGGGCTTGTTGGCCCATTAACGCCTTGCCCGATATATTCCCGCTAGGCAGTTGGTTGGGGTCTAGGATGCCCAACACCATTTGCAGGTCGGCAGAAATAGCGCCTGCGGCTTCCATGATGCCTGTAGGTGGCGGCTCGGGTTGCAATCGTTGCGGTACAGGCGCAGGAACACCCTCAATGTCTTTTTGCTTGTAGCGTAAAACAGGGCTAGATTTGATGTTAGCCAGCGCCCACTCATTTTCGTGACCTTCGTCCTGACCTTCTGCAAGCAGCCATTTAGCCTTTGGAGCTAATGCCACGCTTTCAGTCATGGAAGTGCGCCAAAAGTTGTACATCCGTTGCGGGTCTTTGGCAAACCGCACTAGACCGTACTTCTTGCGCTTATCGTCCACAATGACCTGTGCGCCGTAGCAAGGCACGATAGGAATATATTTACCTGCCCAAGTCTTTTCTTCTAAGACTTCCATAGCGGTCATCTTGCACCACTTCACGGCTCTGCGGTATGAGTCACGCTCATCAATGACTTCTAGCCCTGCGGCCTCTACACGCTCAAAAAAGCTCTCAGAATCGGCAAATGCGCTAGTTCCATCGCTTAGTAAGAAAAGCCTAGCCCGTTCACGCTCAACATAGAAGTATTCGGCAATCCTGATGTCTTCTTTTGTAATCCAGGCGGCGGTGTCGTCACCTGTGCTGCGGGGTTGAAAGTTAGCCCCATCATCTGCGTCAGGGTACATTTCCCTAAATATCTTTTTGTCCAGCACCGTAGTGATTAGGCAGCGTTCAGCGTCTGAGCCATCAGGACGGATGCTGTTAGGGTCGAAATAGACGGTAAACGGGTTGTCAATAGCGTCAATGTAGATTTCTTGGTCAAAACTGCTTTCGCTAACGTACTTGTAGTTGATGCGCCAGTAGCCCCAACCCATCCTTACTGCGTAATCAAAAGCGGTGTCGTAAGCGGTGTCGGCGTTGCTGTTGGTTTCAATGTGGCGGGTAATGCCTTCAATGACTTGGGCAATCTTGTAGTCAGCCAAGTTATTCACAGGATGCACCTTGATGCGTGGGCGCTGCATCCTTTGTTGGTTTGTTACCTGACGGATATACGCATCAATCTTATTGATGGTCAGGCAGGGTCTAGCTTCTACGTTGCGGCTGTTCTGAATCTCAATGGGCCATTGGTCGCCAGCCGCAAACTTGATGTCTTGCAAGGCTTCGGCACGGTTGGTTGAGTCAGCGTCATTGACCAAGCGCCAAAACTTCATGGCCTCGGCTATTTTGTCGTTTGTGGGGTCTTGGTATGCCATCTTTCTCTCCTGTTAGCCCATCCACCCGACTGCTATATCAGTCCGTGCTTTAGGCTTGCGTTTCGGTGTGTCCTTAATCATAAGGGCAATGTATCTAAATGCGTCAGCCCCGTGTGAGTAATGATCGTGCCGTGGGCTGCGGCTGAATTGCTTGGTGTCGGGGTCAACGTCATAACGATAGTGCCGCAAGCAGGTGATGCCATCAGCAGCGTGTTCACGGTCAAACCAACAGGTCGGAAATATTGTCCTAGCAGCGTTGATGGAGTCCACGATGGGCACTCTAGGCAAGATTTGGGTCTTATAGCCTGCGCCTCTAACAATGTCGTCAATGCTGCGCCCTGCTGCCGCTAGGGTTTTGTTTTCAGCGTCATGGGGCAACCAAATGGTGTCATAGACATAGCCAAAGGTCTGCATGGTGGCTAAGTAATAGCTCATGGTTTGCTGACTGCCCTCTAGGTAGCGAATCAGGCGGGTTTCCATGCCCACAAACTGTAGAAACCAAATGGCCGTGGAATCAGACCATCCAAGGTCAAATACGGCATGAACGGGCTTAGTAGCGTCATAGGCCACTCTAGTGATGCGCCCATCCTTTTCGGCGGCTTGCATTTCTTTGGCAAAAATAGCCCCATCTACGGTTTGGCGGCATAGACCTTCCCAAACCTGGTTATAGGCTTCTTCGTCCCTTTGCTTTAGGGCATCCTTTTCCATCCGCAGGGTGTCGGGAAACCACGGGTTGTCGTACCAATTCACCCGCATGGTGATGCAGTCTTCAGGGGGGTTAATTACAAACCGCTGGTAGGTTTCATCCGTTTCTAGTTCGGGGTTGAAGCTGACCCATATCTCGCTGCCCTCGGCACGAATGGTGGGAATCAGCACATTCCAAGACAAACGGCTAACTGATTGCGCCTCCTCAACCCAACAAATTGAAACGCCTTCATAGCTTTTTACGTTTGCAATATTGTTCTTAAGGCCAACAAAACTAAACTCCGTCCCGTTCTTGCCCCTAATGCTTGCTTGGGTAATTTCGTAAAAGGTTGAAAGCCCCAAGGCCTCGATTTGGTCACACAGCAGCTTGTGTACCGAATCCCGCATAGAGGTCATAAACTCCCTAGCGCATAAGATGCGTAATGGGCTTTTAGCGCCAAGTATTAGTAAAGCTCGGGATATTCCCCAAGATTTCGCACCACCCCTCCCGCCTAAACAAACCTTGTAACGGCTTTTTTTGAACAGACCTTCCAGCTTGATTGGGAATTCTGCGTTGGCAATTGCAGCTTGCACATTACTCATTTGGCTTTACAAAGCTGACCTGTATGCCCTGCAGCGGCTCACCGTCTTTACCTGTTACTTCCTGTTTCACGGTTTCAGCCCACTTTAGCTGGGTTTTAGTCCACCAAATTAGGGCGGTTGTGTCGCCGCTGGTGGCCTTGCTGAATAGCGTCTTAGCTATCTGCCCGTTGGCTTTGGCCTTTCCCATATCAAGCTCGGCACGGTAATACTTACGCAGGGTCTTATCGTCTATGCCAACCAATACGGCTATTTGCTCGTGGGGCAAGCCTAACCCGCTGGTGCTTTCGACCAGCTTTTTGGTTTCTTCGGTTGGCTGATGAGCCTCTTGGGGAATGATTGGCATTTTATATAGGGGAACTCGGTCAAATTTAAGCAGTTTCTGTCGTTTCTGTCAAAAGAACGGCTTTTTTGCCTGTGAAGTCTTCCCACCGTTTTACGATTACATCACAGTATTTTGGGTCTAGCTCCATAAGCCTGGCATGGCGGTTTTGCTTTTCGCAAGCAATAAGGGTGCTGCCGCTACCACCAAACAAATCCAACACAATACCGTTAATTGCACTTCCGTCCAATACTGCTTTTTCAACCAGTTCAACAGGCTTCATTGTTGGATGTAAATCGTTTTTGGCTGTTCGTTTGATTCGCCAAATATCCATTCCATTTTTACCGCCATAAAATTTATGATTGTTCACCCATCCATAAAACATAGGCTCATACATGCTCATGTAATCACTATTGCTTAGTGTGTGATTGCCCTTATCCCAAATTACCAATGAACGGCATTTAAGACCTGTTCGATCCATGCTTGCAAAATACTTGTTGATGCCTAAACGGTAAAAGGTTATGTAAAACGCACCGTCAACTTTAGATGTAATTACGCTATTGATAGCGTCCAAAAAGTCGTTGCCATCATCTTCCGACATTTTGTCGTTTTTAATACCACCATGTTTTGAATTAAAGGATTTACTACCGTCCGCATGGATGCCACCAGTAAAGTCCATCAAATATGGGGGATCGGTAAAAATCATGTTAGCCGTTTCAGGCATCAACTTATCCACAGCATCAATGCTAGTAGAGTCTCCACACATTAGCCTGTGGTTGCCCAATTGGTAAATGTCACCCAGTTTGGTTTTAGGCTCTTCAGGCACATCAGGGACGGCATCCTCATCCGTTAACCCCTCGACCACTTCAGGCTCGAGCAAAGCGTCTAACTCTTTTGGGTCAAAGCCTAATATTTCTAGCGCAAAGCCATCTGCCAGCAAGTCGTTAAGCTCGATGGTCAGCATTTCATTGTCCCACCCTGCGTTAAGTGCCAGGCGGTTGTCTGCAATGATGTAGGCTTTCTTTTGGGTTTCGGTTAGGTCTGCAAGCTCTATGGTTGGCACTTCTGTATAGCCTAGCTTACGTGCAGCCATGAGGCGGCCATGCCCTGCAATGATGCCGTTTGAACCGTCTACCAGTATTGGGTTAGTCCAGCCAAATTCCTTAATGCTTGCCGCTATTTGAGCCACTTGCTCATCGCTGTGGGTGCGGCTGTTTTTTACATAAGGGATTAGTTCTGTGACCTTCTTTTGGGTAATTTTCACTTTTTGGGCTTTTGTTTGGCTTTTTTCTCAGCTTCACGTTGCACGGCATAGCCGATGGCCACCGCTTGTTTGGGTGGCTTACCTGCTTCAATCTCTTTTTTAATATTGGCTTTAAGAGCCTTCGGTGTCATTGATGCTATCAACGGCATTTGCTTTCTCCTGTGCTAACCAATTGTTTAGCTCTTGGACAGCGCCGCTGATCTGAAAAAGCACAGCTTCGTGTTGCTTGGCTGTGGCTTTTAGCTCCTCTAGGCGCTTTTCAATTTGCTCTACAGTCATCATGCACCGTGAATAATTGCGTAGTTAATGACAACGGCTTCAGAATATGAAGTGGCTGCAGTC